GAGTAATAAACGAATTACAAAGATATAGTTCTAGTGGAAGAATTGATACTGGAATATTAGTTAACTTAGCAGATGATTCGATAGACGATTTAATTAAGTTTTTAAAAGTAAAAGATTTTAGAAAGATGAGACAATGGGTTGCTGATAATATAGACAGCGAACCAGCAGCTATATTTAGAAAGCTATATGATACAATGTATGAATATGTCGATCCTAAATCAATACCACAATTAGTTTTAACCTTAGCAGACTATCAATATAAGAATGCTTTTGTAGCAGACCATGAATTAAATATAGTCGCGTGTTTAACAGAAATAATGGCAGGAGCAGAATTTAAATAATGGTAGATTGGAATACAACTGGATATACAGATAAAAATTTAGAAAAAATTAAAATACTAGAAAGAAATGTACTAGATCTTGAGAAACAATTACAACATTGTAGACAAACAAATCGTAAGCTATCTGATATAATAAATGAAGCTAAGATCGAAACAGAAGCGCTTCGAGATAGTTATAAAGACTTAATGAAAGGATATTCTAAGATGGAAAAATATTATAGGAAAATGATCAATGAATCCGTTTGATTTTATAAATGCAATTAACTTTACTAAAAAAGATCTAATTGTAGATGATATAACAGAAAAAGAGTATCAACCATTCTTAATTAACAGAACTTTATCACATTTTAAAGAAACAGTCTTATATGCTAACGAAATGAATGTAAACCACCATCTGGATAACCGTCTTCAGAATGATTTTTTTATAAATATAATTACAAAGAAAAAAAGATTCTCTAAATGGGTTAAACCATCAGAGATAGAAGATTTGGATTGCATAAAGAAATATTATGGTTATAGTAATGAAAAAGCAAAATCAGTATTATCCCTACTTTCAGGCGACCAGATAGAACAAATAAAAAATAGGATGACTAAAGGTGGAAGAACAAAATAATGAAATAAAAGCATGGACGCCTAACGATATGTTAGAAGTTACATTAAGCGAACCAGATGATTTTCTTAAGATTAGAGAAACACTTACTCGTATCGGAGTCGCATCACGTAAAGACAATAAACTATTTCAATCTTGCCATATATTACATAAACAAGGCAGATATTTTATAGTGCATTTTAAAGAACTATTCTTATTAGATGGGAAACCTTCTAATCTAATAGAAAATGATATACAGCGTAGGAATACAATTACTACTTTGTTATCAGATTGGGGGTTAGTAACCATGGTGAAACCTGCCCAAGCTAAGGACGTAGCTCCATTGAGACAAATAAAGGTAATACCTTTTAAAGAAAAAACTCAATGGGAATTATGTCCAAAATATAATATAGGTAATACTCAATCTAAAGAGTAAACTTGTATAAATATAATGGAAGAATGCGGCATTGTGCCGGTTCTATATAACCTTGCTATTATAGGAGGAAATTAAAATGGTAAGAAATACTTTGAACGTACCACGTTCTTTATTCGTAGGCTTTGAGCCTTTATTAGATGAACTGGAGAGGATTCACTCTTCAGGGCGATCAGGAAAAGATAACTATCCACCACACAATGTTGTGAAAATCGATGAGGAGAAATTCTTAATCGAAATGGCATTAGCTGGTTTTCGACAAGAAGACATATCAGTTGAAGTCAAAGATGGTATCTTAAAAGTAAAAGGTGAGATGCCAAAAGACGAACGTGAGTTCGCATATAAAGGTATATCGTCCCGCAAATTTGAGAAGAGCTTCCGCCTCTCAGAATTTGTCGTAATAGACGGTGCTGATCTAAATGATGGAATACTCGTAGTTTATGCTAGAGTAGAACTTCCAGAAGAGAAGCGTCCTAGGGAGATCAAAATAGGGTCTGCTGGGGCATCAACAAAGAAAGAATTCCTGAAAGGGTAATTCTCAATTAGCGACACTCAGTAGATAGTGTAAAAACTTTTTACTGGAGATAAATCATGACAAAGATTAAAGCTTATGTAGCTGAACATGAAATCGCTAAGACCTTTATAGATATTCTAGAACCAATAGCTGTTATAGCTGTTTGTCTAGGAACTGCACCCGCATTAATGTGGTTAAGCAGCTATTAAGGACTTACATAATCCGGGGAGAGTTCTCGAGCTCTCCCCACCTTTATTGAATTAGGGGGTTTACATTCCCGCAAAACTATGGTATAATATACCCTTATTATGAATTTTTATACGAATGTGTCTCGTTATGGTAATATGCTTCTTTATAGAGGTATAGAAAATGGTAAACGTGTCCAAAAGAAAATCAAATACAAACCAACTCTTTTCGTAGCTACCAACAAAGCAACGCAATGGAAATCTCTCGATGGGAAACCTGTTGCTCCACTCCAATTCGAATCTATGCGAGATGCCAAAAACTGGATCCAAGAAAACCAGCATGTAGCTGGTAGACATATCTACGGCAATACTCGTTACCAATCTTGTTTGGTCAACGATCTTTTTCCTGGTGAAATAGAATTCGACCGATCTAAAATAAACGTAACCACTATCGATATAGAAGTTCAATCCGACGATGGTTTTCCAGAACCTGGCGAAGCAGCTAAAGTTATTACTGCTATATGTCTTAAAAATAATATAGACAATACCTATTACGTTTGGGGCTTAGGCGACTACGATGTTAGTAAATCGCTTATGAAAACCAACCGTGTCGTTTACAAAAAATGTAAAGACGAAAAAGAATTACTCATAGACTTTATTAACCACTGGGCTATACCATCAAACACACCCGATGTTATTACTGGTTGGAACTCTAAGTTCTTCGATATACCTTATCTTGTAAATCGTATCCGTAGAATATTTGGTCCAGAACTTGGCGAAGAAAATATTAAAAAGCTTTCTCCTTGGGGAATGGTAGAACGTAGAGAAGCTAGAATAGCTTACAAGTCTATGAACCGTGACGAAACATACGACTTCCAAGGCATATCCCAAATGGACTATATGGAAGTATTTAAGAAATTTGGTTACGCTTACGGACAACAAGAATCTTATTCTCTTAACAATATTGCACACGTAGTACTAGAAGAAGAAAAACTATCTTACGAAGAACACGGTTCTTTATTTAATTTATATAAAGCCGATCATCAAAAGTTTATTGATTATAATATTAAAGATGTAGAACTAGTAGATCGCTTAGAAGATAAAATGGGATTAATTACTTTAGCCATGACTATGGCTTACCGCGGTGGTGTAAACTATAACGACACATTTGGCACCACCGCGATCTGGGATTCTATAATCTATCGTGACCTATACCAAGATAACATTATAGTTCCATTCCCAGTAGATTCAGATAAAGGTAGTTATCCTGGTGGTCACGTAAAAGAACCACAAGTTGGCATGCACGATCATGTAGTTAGTTTCGATTTAAACTCTCTATATCCATCGATCATTATGCAGTTTAATATGTCACCAGAAACAATTAAAAACGAATATAGTCCAGAACTAGATGTAGAAACAGTTCTATCTAAACCAAATGTAACTGTACCAGAAAATACTGCAATCGCAGTTGGTGGTCAACATTTCGATATATCTAAACAAGGTGTACTTCCTAAGATCATCGAAGAAATGTACATCGAAAGGGTAGAAGTTAAAAAAGATATGCTTAGGTTTCAACAAGAACTACAAAGCGCAGAAGACAAACAAACTACATTCGAACTACAAAGAAAAATATCCTTAGCAGAAAACAAGCAAATGTCTATTAAGATTCTACTTAATAGTTTATATGGTGCACTTGGTAATAGATACTTTAGATTCTTCGACCAAAGAATTGCAGAAGCTATTACATTATCTGGCCAAGCTATTATCAGATGGGGTGAAAATGCAATTAACGAATACCTAAGAAATCTATTACAATCTAAAAAAGATTATGTTATTACTATTGATACAGATTCTTTATATGTTGGCTTAGGTGATTTAGTTAAAAAGTTTAATCCTAAAAATAGTGTAGACTTTTTAGATACTGTTTCGAAAGATAAACTAGAACCTGTATTCGTAAAAGCTTACCAAGAATTCTTCGATAAGTTTGGTGGAATAGAAAACAAAATGGTTATGTCCAGAGAGGTTATAGCAGATCGTGGTATTTACTTAGCTAAGAAAAGATATATCCTAAACGTAATAGACAACGAAGGTGTTAGATACAAAGTTCCTAAAATTAAAACAATTGGTGTAGAAGCTAATAAAAGTTCCACACCAGAAGTTTGCAGAGAAGCACTAAAAGAAATATTTAAAGTTATTATATCTAAAGATCAAGCAGATGTTCAGCAAGCAATAAAACAATTTAAAGATCATTTCTGCTCTTTGGATCCGTATCAGATTGCATTCCCACGCGGTGCACAAAACATAACTGGCTATGCAGATACAAGTACTATATACAAAAAAGGTACACCAATCCATGTACGTGGTGCTTTACTTTATAACAAGATTAGAAAAGAAAAAGGTTTAACAAAATATCCAAACCTAAGAAATGGCGATAAGCTAAAATTTATTTACTTAAAGCAACCAAATCCAATCAAAGAAAATGTTATTGCTTTCCCAGATTATTTGCCAGAAGAATTTGGATTAGATGAATATATTGACAAAGAACTACAATTCGAAAAAACATTCTTAGATGCTATCGAAGCTATTTTACAACCCATTGGCTGGACATCTAGTCCACAAATGACATTAGACTTATTTTTTGCATAATGACTATTACTTTTAACAGAACTATCTTCGTAGGAACAGAGCCGGGAAATAATCCGCCAAACAAATCCCAAACTATAAAGAGGATAACTAAATGGTCACTAGAAGCTGGTGTACAAAACTGGACATGGACAAACTTATCTGATCCAGAACACATGATAAAAATAAAAGGTTATAAAGTAATTGCAATGGGAAATGTCGTGGCTAAATACTTTGAAAAGAACAACGTGGAACATTTAAAAGTTCCTCACCCTAGTGGATTAAACCGTATGTGGAATGATCCAAAATTAGAACCAGAAGTGATTGAACAAATTAGGGGGTTTACATCACAATGAAACTATGGTATAATATACCACATTGGAGAAAAATATGACAAAAAATATACAATTATTAAGGTTAAGCTCTGGCGAAGAACTTATTGCTGATGTTGATTTAAATGGTATTGATACAGATACTGTTATAGTTAAAGATGCAATAGTTTTAATACCAGCTGGAGAAGGCAAGATCGGATTTATGCCGTTTATGCCTTACACGAAAGCCAAAGATGGAGTTGAGATTGACATGAAATGGATTATGTTTATGGTTGACCCAATTGAAGAAATGGTAGAACAACATAGAAATGCTACAAGTCAAATAGCAATACCAGAGAAAAAGATTATATCATGAGTAAAGACTGGGTAAAAGATATTAACAAAATGCAATCCAAATATGGTGTACATGATTGGATGAAAAAAGCTACTGATGAACAGAAAAACGAATATTTAAAATTTAGGGCTAAGTTCTTAGAAGAAGAATTAACAGAATTAAACAATGCTATATATTATGTAGACAATGAAGAAGTTGTAGATGCACTTATAGATTTATGTGTTGTTGCTATTGGAACATTGGATGCTTTTAAAATTGATAGCCACAAAGCTTGGAAAGAGGTCTTAAAAGCAAATATGAAAAAAGAAGTTGGTGTAAAAGAAGGTAGGCCTAATCCATTAGGATTACCAGATCTTAAAAAACCAAAAGATTGGGAACCACCATCGCATGAAGGAAACTATGGTATCTTGCACGATTTTTAATAACATTTATGATAACCAAACTGACAAAAGGATGGATTATGAATCATTCGAACAATTCGAAACAATCCTCTACAGGCTCGCAGAGTCTGATAAGTACCCTACAAAATCTGAAGCTCCTCTTATCAGTCCTGCTACGTATTTGCCTGATAGTACTCGTGCTAACGATAACGTGGTTAGCTGGGGCGGCTTTGGTATTCTTGATGTGGATGACTTTACAGGTAATATAAAAGAAATAGAAAAACAATATGAAAGATTTAAATATGTATGCTACTCTACTGCTTCTAGTACTAGGGACAATCCTCGCTTTAGGCTGGTATTTCCTCTAGACCGATTTGTAGAAAAAGACGAAATAAAACATTTTTGGTTTGCTTTAAATAAAGAGATTGGTGGTATAGCAGATGCACAAACAAAAGATTTAAGTCGAATGTATTATATCCCAGCTAAATATAAAAAAGCTCATAACTTTATTTTTAGTCACGATGGTGATATTATGGAAGTTAATAGTTTATTAGAAGCTAATCCTTATTTCCAACAATCAGATAATTTCTTTGATAGATTACCTGAAGGAATACAAAAAGGATTGATCGAGCATAGAAAGAATCAATTAAAGAATTCGAATTACTCTTGGACTAATTATCAAGATTGTCCATTTGTAAATCAAAAACAAGTAAATGAATATAAATCTATACAAGGAACCGGTTGGTATTCACAAATGTATAAGATTATGGTTTCAACAGCAGGTAATGCTTTGAATAAAGGTTATCCAATTACAGCAAAAGAAGTTGCACATATCTGCAGAACTTTAGATAATGAAACTGGTAATTGGTATTTAAAACGTGATATGGAAAAAGAGGCAGATCGTGCTATCGAGTTTGTATTTAGGAATCAGGGGCTGTAGCGACAATTGGGAGAGCATCGCGTTTGCAACGCGGAGGTTGTGGGTTCGAGTCCCACCAGCTCCACCAGAAATTGGTCCGGTAGTTAAATGGTTATAACTCAGCCTTGTCACGGCTGCATTCGGGGTTCGATTCCCCGTCGGACCGCCAGATAGTTATGTTTAAGAAACAAATAGAAAATTTAGAACTAACGATCACACAAAAGATGTATGATCGCCATGATGAAGAATGGGAAACAATTAAAAGCGGATATTCTTCTAGAGCTAATATTGATTCAGAGTATTTAGAAGATTACATTATTGAAACTGTAGATGATGCTTATCGTATCGAGGGTAAAGATAGGTATTATGCAGATGTAGAATACGAAGAACTAAAAATAGATTTTAAAGAAATCGCATCTCATTGGTATAATTTACAACATGATTATACGAGATACCTCGATGCTTTACAAAAAAATAGACTTACACATTTCTTATTTTTCAGGACAAATCGACCTCGTTATAACTCAACGGAATATAAAAATATGCCTGATGTAATACCAGTAGACTTTAATTTAAAATTTGAATATCTAGGATGTTACGATGTAATGAGTGTTATGGAATGCTTAGAACCACCTAGGTTAAATAGAGTAAAAATAGAAACTTTACAGAATAAACATGGAGACAACATAAAATGGAATTAATTGGAATATTCATATTAGTTATACCTTTTGTTATTGGTTACCTTGTAGGTAAACAAGCAGGTATAAAAGAAGCCAAAAAAAATGGAACAGATTAAAACTGAAGCACTTATTATTTTAATGGAAGAATGTGGGGAATTAATCCAAGCATGTAGCAAAATAATACGAACAAATAATAGTTCTGTTTATAGGAAACAATTACAAGATGAAATTGGAGATGTATTAACATTAATAGAATGGGTAAAGAAACACGGATTTGTTACTGATGAACAAATAAAAATTAGAATGGAAGAGAAAAAAGAAAAACTAAAAAAATGGAGTAGATTATATGGCACAGTTTGAAACTTATAGAACCCCAGGAATAACTGACCAATTATATCACAGAAAAGAAATTCCAGAAGATTATCATTGTAGATGTGATTTATGTACAAAGAATTTTTTAGGTGAAATATTTCACGTACCAACCAATCAATACTATACACAAACGTCTAGAAAGAAATATTACTTTCCCGATGTAAAACCTGAGGGCGGATTTGACACACATATCTGCCCAGGTCATTGGTCTGGTTATAGATGGGCAGTTCAGAATTTAACAAAACCAGGAGATGTAGTTTACGATCCAACAGTTGGAACAGGAACAGCAATAGTAGAAGCTATAAATGCTGGACGAAACGGTGTTGGTATTGAATTAGAATTTCCACAAATAACAGAAAGATCAGTTCAAGTACAATATGAAAGAGGAACTGCAAAAGGTGTTGGAACAGTTATACAAGGCGATGCGAGAGATCAAATAGAACTATTAGAACAAAATGGATTTGAAGGTGAATGTATGGACTTAATTATTACTGGTTCTCCATACCCAGTATTAGGTGGAAGACAATCTGATTCTCCAGAAAGACCAAACGGTGACTTTAATAAAAGAGATTTTAAAAATGTAGAATATGAAGATACAAGAAATGCTGGTGTATTAAAAGGACATAAGTACTGGGATTTAATCGAAGAACTATATGTGAAAGCTATAAGTAAATTAAAACCTGGTGGAAAATTTGTTACTATCATCAAAGATCCTACACAACAGAAAAAGCCATATTTGCTTCATAAATATATTACAGACATTGTTATGCAAACCAATGATGTAGAATATTATGGGTCATTTATCCATAGGCATTTACCTTACACGTTCTTTATGAACACTTATCACAAACAGAACCCTGAAGTAAAAATCATACCTTATTATCAAACCGGTATCGTTTTACAAAAAAGGGGTTTACAAACCAATGAAACTATGGTATAATATACATTATGAAACCTTTAGATATACTTAAAAATGCTGCCGAACTTATTATTAAGAAAGGCAATGACTACCAAAATCCTAAATCTAGGATTAGACAATCAGACTATTATCCAAATGGCGCACAAACCATTTTAGATATTATGACTGGTAAAGTTAATCGTATGCATTCTGTTTTAGATGCTATGAAAGACGATAAAGAATATATAGAAAACTACGAATCACTACACGATTCGGCAGTCGATCTAATTAACTATGCAGCTTTTTTTGCTGCTTATCTCGACCATGATATAGACGGCCAAGATCCATCCCGAGATATATTCAATAGGATAAAAGATGATGATACTGAAAGATCTTAAAACAGGTCTTCATATTTTACGTAAAGCTTTACTCGAGCATGGATATGAAATAGAAACAGAAAGATGGCAGGGTGCTACAGAACATCCAGCATTCTTAGAAATCTTGCATGCAGATATGCAAGCACAAATGTACGATAATGTAGAAGAAGCAAGTACAGAATTAAAAGCTTCACAACCCTGGGCTGATTTACATTTTAAAGAACGTGTTGGTGGTATACCTTGCAATCCTCCACCATCACATAAACTATGGCTAAAAGATACAGATAAATATTTAATGGATAAAGCTTTTTCCCATTCATATCCAGAACGCATGTGGCAAGATACAGAACAAATGGGTGTTAGATTTAATATAGCAGATTTAAACACCGCAGTCGATTTATTAAAAAAAGAACCAACAACAAGACAATGTTATATTCCAATTTGGTTTCCAGAAGATGGTACAGCCGCTCTCGCGGGCGAACGCGTACCTTGTACTTTTGGTTGGCATTTTATGCTAAGACATGGACAATTACATTGTGCATATCATATGCGATCATGTGATGTTATGCGTCATTTACATAATGACTTATACTTTGCAAATGCATTATGTTTATGGCTAATAGAAAAAGCTGGATTAGATGCTAAGCCTGGTACTATACATTTTAGTGCTAGTTCTTTACATTGCTTCGTTGTTGATAAATATGGATTAGAACAAATATGTGCGGATTTTTAATAGCAAAAGATACAAACCAAGTTAATACATTAGAAGCTATCGATAAAATGGATTATCGTGGACTTCCTGGTTATAAAGGTTTTAAAAGATATAAAGATTATAATTTATGTCATATAGCTTTACCAATGGTTGATCCAGATCCTGAATTAGCAATACAACCTATTCAGTTTAATGACGAACCACCTTCAATGTTTGTTGGTGAAATATTTAATTACAAAGACTTTGGCGATTATAAAACCGATGCCATTATGATTCATAAAAGATATAGAGAAGAAAAATCTCATGAATTCTTTCATAAGTTCGATGGGTTCTGGAGTTTTATTACATTCTTTAACGATGAACCTATTATATACACAGACTTCTTAGGTATAAAACCTGTTTATTATAGATTAGATGAAGATGCTGCAGCAAGCGAAATGGATGTACTAAAAGCATTTGGACCAGTTACTGATAATCCTTTATTCCTTTCTAATGTAGCAAAATGGGGTTACGATCCAAATGGTGAAACTCCATATAACGAAATTAAACAATTAAAACCTGGACACTTCTTATATAAGGGTAGAGAATATCCATATTGGGATTGGAACTTAGTTCCAACTACAAACTTATATGATGATTTAAGTTTGGCTGTTAAATTAAGATGCGGTGGATTTAGAGACGTTTCTTTATTGTTATCTGGTGGATTAGATTCTACTATTATACATGGATTAATTAAAGAACAAGGACTAGACGTAACGTCTATCCACGTAGAAAATAAAGAACGTAGTTATGCTAAGCTTGTAGATAAAAATGCTATAGACGTAACCTTAGGAGCTGTAACGGATGAATATGCAATCAAAGTACACCAATCACCTGTTGATCTTGGTTCAGTTAAACCACAAATAGCTATGGCAGAAAAGCTAAAAGAATTAGGTTATCACAACGTATTAACTGGTGATGGTGCAGATGAATTATTTGGTGGTTATCGTAGAGCTAAAGAATATGATAGCCAACACTCAGATGTCTTTTGTGAATTACCGTTTTACCATTTACCTAAACTAGATAGAACAATGATGAGATCAACTGTAGAATTACGTGCACCATTCTTAGCACCATCAGTTATTGTCCACGGATTAAGAACTCCATACGAACAACGTAATGGTGAAAAGAAAGTATTAAAAGAAGTGTTTGGTAGATTAGTACCTAAAAAAATATTAAACAGAGATAAACATCCGCTAAAAACAGATGCTATTCGAAATGATCCAATAGCACAAAGAAGAGCAAACGAAGAAATATGGATAAATGGGACAACAGGTATTTAAGATTAGCTAAAGAAGTTTCTACTTGGTCGAAAGATCCGAGTACAAAAGTAGGTGCAGTTGCAGTTCTAAATGGTTCTGTACTAGCACAAGGATATAATGGTTTCCCTAGATATATTCTGGATGACCCAGAACAATATGAAGATAGAGAAACTAAATATCAGTATATAGTTCATGCAGAAATGAACTGCATATACAATGCAGCAATGAATGGTGTATCGCTATATGGAAGTACATTGTACATATATCCATTACCAGCATGCCATGAATGTGCAAAAGGAATTATTCAATGTGGGGTCGATCGTGTAGTTTCCCCAGCATTTGAAAATGAATTTACCCAGAAAAGATGGGAGAATTCCTGCTCAACAACATTTGATATGTTTGAACAAGCAGGAATACAATATGATTTAATTAAAGGGTTTACAAAGTGATAAAAGTATGGTATAATATACCTTATATTAATAAATTGGAGAAACAATGCCGAGTATAGATTTAAG